CGTGCCAGCGGCGATCCCGAAGGTATTACTGCTGCGCAAGTAGCCAACAACAGAGCACTTAACGAACGGTTAACAGCAGCTTTTGGATTTGGAGGTTCAGGCAAACCGTCCTCGGGACCTGGCAGTAATCCTGTGTCACCTTTTTCACAGCTTGTAGCAGGTATTTCAGAAAGCGTTAGCCAAGCCACCAACGAAGGACAAGCAGCACTACAAGATGCGTCATCTCTCATAGAAAAAACAAAACTTGATGAAAAAGTTTCTGACTTAGCAGCTGGCGCAAAATCAGGGCTGAACCAGTTAGCCGGAGATGCAAAAAACTTCGGTAACAGTGCCATGGGCGGCAACGTCACAGTGAGCAGTGTGTTAGGCGGTGCTGTAGACAAATTAAGATCAGTAGCAGGATCAACCAGTAACATAGCAGCAGACATCTCCGGTTCAATTAACAAACTCACTGGCGGTAATCTTGCAGGCGGACTATTGAAAGCTGCCGGCAGTATCAGTGGTGCAGCGGGTATGCTCAACAATATACTTAGTCTTAAAAGAGGAATCAACATTCCAAAGGGAGCGCAGGTTTTCATGCCGCAAGGGCAGGCAATACAATTGAATGCCGGCAGCAAAGATGACTGGCGTGTACGCATAACCTGTGAGTGGAGTATTTTTAACAGTGAGTTGTTTAAAGTTCTGCAAGGCACCGGCGGAGTAGTTTGGCCGTATATGCCTAACATCACAGTTAGTACCAAAGCAGAATACAATACCATACCCATCACTCATGCCAACTATTCTCAATACAGCTACAAAAACAGTGTTGTTGATGACATAACAATCAGCGGAGAGTTCAGTTGTGAAACCAAAGCAGATGCTGCATACTGGATAGCTGCTACAACATTTTTCAAGACAGCTACAAAGATGTTTTTCGGTCAAGGTGACCTTGCAGGCAATCCACCTATAATCTGTAATCTAACAGGCTATGGCAGTCATGTGTTTGACAAAGTACCTGTGATTATAAAATCGTTCTCAGTTGATTTCAAAGATGATGTTAATTACATCCAGTGCGATCCGTTCAACAATCAGAAATACACATGGGTACCGATCCTAAGCACTATCACCGTGGTAGTTGCACCAGTGTACAGCAGACAAGGACTGCGAAAATTCAGCCTTCAGGACTATGCCAGCGGCAAAATGTCAGGTGACAAACAGGTAGGATATATATAATGGCCAAATACGCTAAAACCAGTCCGTGGTCAGATACACCGCAGAATACTTTTTATCTTGATCTATTAGAGATCCGACCAGTGCCGTCTGAACCAGATGATTTTAGATATGTGATAGAAAATCAATATAGACACAGACCGGATCTGCTGGCCTATGATGTTTACGGAAGTGCAAAGCTATGGTGGGTATTTGTGCAGCGAAATATGAGTGTGTTGAAAGATCCCATATATGACTTCGAACCGGGAGTAGTGATTTTCCTTCCTAAGAAAACAAATCTTCAAAAGTTTTTAGGAGTCTAAATGGCAGTAAGATATATTCCTGAAGGGTTTGGCGTAGCATTGAAACCCGATGGTTCGGTGGTTATAACTAATCCCACGAATAGTTCTATGCCTATAGGATATGCATTTAGAAAGACTGAAGAAGTGCCTCCAAGACCGTCTGACCCAATCAAAGACGGTGCATCAAAACAAGAAACGAAATCAAATACCACAGCTGCTTCGGCAAAGAAAAATCTTCCTTCACTGGTTAAAAACCCCATGGAAGTGTTTGCCAGCTCTAATATTTTGTGGACCATGGCCTGCTTGACTCCTGAGCAGTTCAACGATCCGAAGTTATATCGAAACACTCCCGGAGCATTGAAGAATTTTGTGTTTTCGTCTGCCGGTAGATTTGATGCAGATAGGGTATCTACATTTTTTGGATCTCCTGAATACTATATTAATAACTTTGTCATGCAGACAGTGATAGGAGCCAACGAAGCCACAGGCAACAGTAATGCTGTGAAATTTTCATTTGATATTATCGAACCGCACTCTATGGGTCTGCTATTACAGAGTATGCAGACAGCAGCAATCAAGGCAGGATATCTCAGTTACTTAGATAATGCACCTTTTGTATTGAGAATGGATATTCAAGGTTTCAATGAGTTAGGGCAGAATTTATCTCAGATCAAACCAAAGTACTTTGTGATGAAACTGTCATCTACGAAGTTCACAGTTAATGAAAGTGGCAGTGTTTATAAGGTAGAAGCCATCCCCTACAATCACCAGGCTTTTTCAGATTCTATGAATACTACCTACAGTGACGTTAAAATATCTGCCAGCGGCAACGGTCACGTGTTTGATCTGTTATCAGGCAGCGACACCAGCCTCATGGCCTATCTTAACAATAATGAAAAGAAACTAAAAGCTGAAGGAAAAATCTCAGAAATGGACGAGTATGTTATACAGTTTCCGATACTGTCTAGCGACTGGCAAAGCTCAGCAGGTAATCAAGCAGAAATAAAAAAAGCCACAGTAGATCCTAATGCTCCCGATACTAAAAAAACTGCGGCTCAGGCCTCTATGATCAAGACTGACCCTCAGCTGTTAGATAAGAACAGCATAGCATCTGCCAGTCTAGGATTTAATCAATCATCGGGGGGGCGAGCAGTTTTTAAACGTGCCGGTGATCAATACGATGAAAAAACAGGCGTGTTGAATCGAGATGGTATGACTATAGATCCTAAAACTCGTGCCTTTCAATTCGGACAGAGCCAGTCGCTAACTTCGATCATCAATCAAGTGATTCTTAGTTCGGAATATGCTACTGAGGCGTTGGAACCTAAATTTCTTACCCCACAGGGATTTATCAAATGGTTCAAGTTAGATGTGCAGATCGAATTGCTAAAATTTGACAAACTGACCGGCGACTACGCTAAGAAAATCACATACAGGGTAGTACCGTATTTGGTGCATCAAAGTATATTTGCTAATTCTACGTCGGCACCTGTAGGATACGCTGAACTAATGAAAGATGTGGTCAAAGAATATCAATACATATACACAGGGCAAAATGTTGATATTCTCAGTTTTAATATTGAAATTAATAATTTATTTTATGCAGGTGCTAATCCCAAGCCAGAAGCAGAAGCTGCGAAAACCGGCAATCAAGATCAAAAAAATGCAGAAGTGAGGCCTTCGTCTACAAAAACAGGCAAAGGCCAAGCCACAGAAGTGCAGTCAGCACAAACAGGTCGGGCTAGACCCAAGCGTGATCCCAGACTGCTGAAAGGATTCAAAGGCGGCTCAGAAAATAAAAGTGTAGAACAGAACGTGGCTGAAAACTTCCAAGATGCATTTATTAGCGGTAGTAGCGCAGACATGGTAACTATTAATCTCGAAGTGCAAGGCGATCCGTATTGGTTGATAGATTCGGGTATGTCTAATTATTTTACAGGAGCAGCTACTCCGACAGCGCAGATCACCGACGACGGAACTATGAACTATGAAAGTGGTAATGTCTACATTTACATATCATTACGGACTCCAGCAGATGTTAATACTTTAACAGGATTATATGACTTTTCAATTGCAGGAAAAGAAAGTCCGTTTGGTGGTATATATAGAATCGCCAGCTGCGAGAATCAATTCAATGACGGTAATTGGAAACAAAAATTAAAATGTATAAGAATGCCTGGCCCGCAAGGACCAGAAGTCAATGAAACCGTAACTGGGGATAAAGCATCTGTGGTAGACAAAGCGTCGACTCCTGCTATTGAAATAGGTGACAAAGAACCACCTAAAACATCTCCAATCGACACCGGCACCTCTACAAATGTAACCGGTACCACTACAAATAACAGCACAGCCGCCAACGGCCAACGAGCTACCACAACTACGTCCAACCAGCCTACTCGGGTGGTAGGATTTAGATACTACAGAGATTTAGGACAAAATTAATGGCAGAATTATCCAGATCGTCAGTTAATGACGCAGACAGAAGTGGCGGGCTTACTACTGGCATTTATATTGCTAGAGTTATCAGCCATCTTGATCCATCATTTATGGGATCAATTGAAGTCACATTGCTGAAAGATCAAGCCAACACCTCGGGCGATGACAGTCAAACTTTTATTGTAAAATATGCATCGCCATTTTTTGGTTATACCCCATTTGAGTTTATGGGAAACAATGACGGAAAAAAATCTACTATTGACGGATTCAATGACACTCAAAAATCATACGGTATGTGGTTTGTACCACCGGATGTGGGTGTCAATGTGTTGGTACTGTTTGTAAACGGTGATCCTGCAGCTGGCTATTGGTTTGCCTGTGTACCGGGTATCAACATTAATCACATGGTACCAGCGATAGCTGGAAGCGCAGTAAACAGCCTTGATGCAGAAGATAAAAAACGATATGGCCCTATGAAAGATGGTAACGGCAATCCGTTACCTTTACCTGTGGCCGAAGTTAACAAACGTATTAATGGTGAAACACAAGAAATTGATCCTGAAAAATTTCCTAGAGTAGTGCATCCTATTGCGGATCGATTCCTTGAACAAGGACTGTTAGAAGATGATGTTAGAGGATTCACAACTTCGTCGCCTAGACGAGAAGCACCTAGCATGGTTTTTGGTATTAGCACACCAGGTCCCCTTGATCGTAGAGCCAGCGCAAAAAAACAACAGATAGGCAAGGCAGACAGCGTAGCTACAGTGCCAGTGAGTAGATTGGGCGGCACACAGTTGGTTATGGATGACGGCAATGATAGGTACCATAGAGAAAAATCTGCCGCCGAAGGTCCAGTAAAATACATCGATCTATTAGACCCTGTTAACCAACGAAAAGGCGACACCGGATCTGCAACTATTCCAGCCAGTGAATATTTCAGAGTACGAACTAGAACCGGACATCAGATTCTGATGCACAATTCAGAAGATTTAATCTACATTGCCAATGCTCGAGGCACAGCATGGATTGAACTGACCAGTAACGGCAAGATAGATATATTTGCCGAAGACAGTATCAGTGTGCATACTCAGCAAGACCTCAACATACGTGCCGCTCGAGATATAAATCTAGAAGCCGGCAGAAATATCAACATGAGAACTGAATCAGGCAAGTGGCATGTGGAAATAGCCACTGACATGGAGTTCCTAGTTAATGCAGATGCTAAACTCACAGTAGGTGCTAACCTTGACATATTAGTAGGAGCCAAGACCAAGATATCCACCAATAACGATTTAGATATTGCGTCTGGAGCAGAAACCAAGATCAGCTCTACATCAGACATCAGTCTCGGCAGTGGTTCTGAGCTTAAACTCAACGGTACCAAGATCAATTTCAATGGCCCAAACAATGCAGAAACTGCTGCGGCTGCTGACTTTGTGAAACCCTACGATCTTAGAGATAATCTAGCTACCAGCACAGCAGCAGGTTGGGACAAGCGATATCAATCTGGCATTGTGAAAAGCTTCATGAAGCGTATACCTATGCACGAGCCGTGGGCCTTGCACGAACATAGAGCACCGGACCAATTGACTCCGGATAAAACAGATAGGGATATTTAATTATGGCCACAAGACTATACAATCAACAAACAGCAGCTCAGCGTTCTGCTACAGTGACTCAGAATCAAGGTCAATTCACCTACAAAGGATTCAGTTCTAAAGAAGCCAATAAGAATTTCAAACTCTATGACATTAATCTTGTCAAGCAGGATTTGATCAATCATTTTTATATTCGCAAAGGTGAAAAATTAGAAAATCCAGAATTCGGCACAGTGATCTGGGATATGTTATTCGAGCCATTTACACCTGATGTAAAAGAAATCATAGCCAAGGATGTAGAAAATATTATTAACTATGATCCTAGATTTGCAGTCACAGAAATCAACATAGACAGCACAGACCAGGGCATGCGTATACAGGCAGACTTAGTGTATATTCCGTTTAATATCACAGAACGTATGACCATGAACTTTGACAAAAACAATAGTGTAATTAACTAAGCAGTTTATTTTTAAGGGTAAATATTGGTATGACCACAACCAGCAGACAAAACAATCTCATACTAAATCAAGATTGGACTCGGATCTATCAGACGTTTAGAAACGCCGATTTCCGCAGCTACGACTTTGAAAATCTGCGAAGAGTTATTATCACATACCTTCGTGAAAACTATCCAGAAGACTTCAATGATTACATAGAATCGTCAGAGTACATGGCGTTGATAGACGCTGTGGCATTTCTGGGCCAGAGTCTGGCATTCCGTATAGATCTTGCCAGCCGCGAAAATTTTATTGAGTTAGCCGAGACTAAAGAAAGTGTATTGCGTATCGCTCGCATGCTCAGTTACAATGCTAAACGCACAGTTGCAGCCAGCGGCTTATTGAAATTTACAACAATATCTACCACTGATACTATTATAGACAGCAACGGAAAAAATCTTGCTCAACAGTTAATTACTTGGAACGACCCCACCAATGCCAACTGGTTAGAACAATTTCTCACAGTATTGAATAGTGCAATGGCAGACAACACAGAATTTGGCCGTAGTCAAGGTTCTGCCACTATTCAAGGAATTCCTACAGAACAGTATAGATTTAGAACAGTGACCACCGATGTGCCGTTGTTCTCGTTTACTAAAACTGTGGCCAGTAGAGGCATGAGCTTTGAGATAGTCAGCACCGCTTTTAAAAACAGCGAAAATATCTATGAAGAGCCCCCTGTGCCTGGCAACCAAATGGGCTTTGTTTATAGAAACGACGGCGCCGGCCCAGGCAGTTCTAACACAGGATTCTTTGTGCAGTTTAAACAAGGCACATTAGAATTAGCAGATTTCACTGTAGAGGTACCAACCACTAATGAAAAAATCGCTGTCGACGCAGGTAATATCAACAATGACGACGTATGGTTATTCTCATTAAATTCACTAGGCGCCCAAATAGAAGAATGGACCAAAGTGTCATCTCTGGTAGGTAACAACATTGCATACAACAGCGTGACACAAGATATTCGCAACATCTATGCTATCAACACCAAAGAAAATGATAATATTGATCTTGTGTTTGCAGATGGCGTCTATGGTAATCTACCGCAAGGAGCTTTCAGAGTATTTTATAGAACCAGCAATGGATTATCGTATACCATATACCCTAATGAATTAAGGGGTATTAACATTTCTGTGCTGTACAGAAACAAAAACAATGTTGAGCACACTCTGACCATAGGACTGGCATTGCAGAGCACTGTGGCAAACTCAGCAGCATCAGAAGACATAGACAACATTCGTGCCAATGCACCTGCGGTTTATTACACCCAGAATAGAATGATCACTGCAGAAGATTATAATCTAGCACCATTGTTGGGTTCACAGAATATTGTAAAAATTAAAGCAGTGAATAGAACATCTAGTGGCATCAGTAGAAATTTTGACATTCTTGATGCTACTGGAAAATATAGCAGTATAAATGTGTTCGGTGACGATGGCTACATTTATAAACAACAAGATGAATCAATACTGTCATTTAAATTTACCAGTAGAATAGACATTATTAATTTTATAAGACGTAGAATAGAGCCAGTATTTACTGAGGCTGAAGTTTATAATTTTTATTTTACAAACTTTGATAAGATACTGTTTACAGATGTTAACACAACGTGGCAATCAGTAACCACAGCCACAAGTACAGGTTATTTTAAAAACATCATAGATAATTCTCAACTTAGAGTGGGCAGTTATTCTACCAGCAACTTGAAATATGCTTTGATCAATGCGACTGTGAAGTTTGTACCCCCAACAGGATACAGATTTAAAAAAGGCAAATTAGTAATAGCCAATGCCGCCGATGCTGATCAAACAGAATACATATGGACAAAAATTGTCAAAGTCACAGGCGACGGTAGTTATGTTAAGGGTCTAGGACCAATCACCCTCAATGAACCTGTTCCGACTGGGGCCATTGCTCAACGCATAGTACCAAGATTTGTCAGCGATTTGTCCGTGGCTCTAGAGACCGAAATTGTCAACCAAGTGTTTGATAATCAAACTTTTGCACTACGATACGAAATTACAGAATCGCAATGGAAATTGATAACATCTAGCAATTTAAATCTCACAAATGATTTTACATTAGGCAAAGCCGGAGACACCACTAACACCAACATCGATAGTTCGTGGATTGTGGCGTTTGTGAAACAGCCTGACAGTTACACAGTTAGAATTAGAAAACAGTCTTATATTTTTGGAAGTGTAAATCAAAATCGATTCTATTTCGATAGCAACGAAAAACGCTACAACGATCAAGTGGGTGCAGTGGTTAAGGATCAAATCACTGTATTAGGAATTAACACTTCGAAAGATTTTATTACTCAATTAAAACAAGATGTGCCGTTTGAAGTCAGCGACACAATAAAATTTGATGATGGGTACGAAAGCACCACTGAAATTAAATTAAGTTTTAGAGATTCGGATGACGATGGAGTTATAGATAATCCAGAAGCATTTGAAAACATTGTTGGTCTAAATCAGGATTTAAATTTTTTATTTTTCCTATCGTCCAACGACATTTACGGATCAAAAATTCAAACCCTCATAGATAACTCAACCGACTTGATTTTGATTAGACCAAAAGAAGCCGGAATTGATTTCAACGACACTGTGACATATCCGGATCAGCAGTTGATATATTTCTATGATTCTGCTGAAGACGTTGTAAAACGAGTCAATCGTACAACCAATACATTAAACATTGCCAACGAATATACAGCTGTAATTGGTAGACGAAATTTAAAATTTCAATACCTTCACAATGCCAGTGTGGATAGAAGGATAGATCCGTCTACCAGTAATATCATTGACATCTTTTTGTTGATTAGAAGTTATGACGAAAGTTATAGAACATATCTCGCAGGCGGAACAGACATAGAACCTGTAGCGCCTACCAGCGAATCATTAAGGACTACTTTTGGTACAGCATTAGCATCGATTAAAAGTATCAGTGATGACATCATATATCATCCTGTAAAATATAAAATTTTATTCGGCGCTAAAGCAGAGCCGCAATTGCAGGCAGTATTTAAAGTAGTAAAGAATCAAAGTCGATCAATCAACGACAACGATCTCAAAGTTCGAGTGATCACTGCTATCAACAATTTCTTTGACATCAACAATTGGGACTTTGGTGATAGGTTCTATATGGGTGAATTGACCACATATATCTTAAACACAGTAGCACCGGATCTTGCTAACATAGTTATCGTGCCAAGACAGACTACTCAATCATTTGGCAGTCTTTTTGAAATACAGAGCCGATCCGATGAAATATTAATCAGCGCAGCTACAGTAGATGATATAGAAATCGTCACCGCAATCACAGCATCTGAAGTAGGCGCAAGCATCAATTCTATGGTATCAACCACTTACTAATATGGCCAATAAAATTTTTCCTAACAGTCAATTACCTATACGCAGATCAGTAGAACTGCTACCAGTAATTTTTCAAACTCCTGCCAACGATAAATTTTTATCCGCGGTAGTTGATCCGTTAATACAGCCTGGAGTATTAGACAAAGTTGTTGGATACATTGGTCGTAGATACGACAAAACTTTCAATGGTAAAGATGTTTATGTTGACACTGACGCTACCCTACGTAGCAGTTATCAACTTGAGCCTGGTGTAATATTTAAAAATCATGATAAGATAGAAAATTTCTACGACTATGTTGATGTTAAAAATCAATTGAAATTTTTTGGTAACACTATTGAACGCGATGACAAAATTACCGGCCAAACTCATTACACCTGGGATCCCCCAATAGACTGGGATAAGTTTATCAACTATAGGGAATATTACTGGGAACCTCTTGGACCACGCAGTATTAACATTACAGGTCAAAGTGCCATAGTCAACAGCACATATAAAGTTGTGTTAGGCACTACTAAAAATTCATTTGTATTCACACCCGATGCATATACTAATAATCCCACGCTAACTCTATATCGAGGCCAAACCTATAAATTTCGTGTAAATGCCCCAGGGGAAGGTTTAGTAATTCGCACTAATTTTGATACAGGTAGTTTATTATTTCAACCTACTAGAAGTTACCCACAAGGCAGTGTAGTGGTATATGATTCAAAACTATGGCGGGC